TGCTATTCCAACAATGGCGCCTTGCATGACTTGATCCGTAAGCGAAGAGCCCGAACTAATATAGCTTCTAACATTTTGTTCGAATGTTTCGCCAAGCACAATATTCTCCTGCTTCGCAAAAAAGGTGCCTGATGTATTTAGCATCTGTGGGTTGGTGTTAAACCTATTACGAATAAACTTATCAGAACTATCATCAAAATTAAACTTAACTGTGTGTTGTACTAAAGATTCATCGGTGTATACTGCAGTAAACAACTTATTTGCATCTGTTCCGATAATAAGCGCGCTGCCCGAAGCGGTAATACCGCCGGCGCCCCGTACGGAGCCAGACAAAACCAAGGATACCGGCGCCACCGTTACCGCTGTAGACATGCGATCCGGGAACTACACCTTCGGGAGGCATATCCATATGCTGGCTAGTGCCTGACGGGAACACAAACAGTCCGTATGCACCACCGCCGGCAATGGCCTTAACGCCGGCGCCGGCGCCCCCACCAATGCGAGTGCCGTTACTGAAGTTTCCTAGATCGGCTAAATTGTTAGTTGTCTTCCAGCCTGCCGCGGCATCGCCGCCGGCGGTGCTGCCGGGCGTAGTCTCCTGGCCTAATAGTCTAATGTATGTAAGAGGAGCAACATTTGATCTCAGGAAAGCTTTTGCGGCATAAGTACCATACATTGGGGACTGTAGGTTGCCGTCACGGTAAATGTCGCCGCCTCCGTTGCCCGGGACCGCATCACCAAATATCTCCACAAATTTGGAAAATGAATCAACCTTAATTGGCTGCATTGCAAGACCGCGGGTAGAGCGGCCTAGAACAACGGGACCTATTGCGTCCGCTGTTTTTGGGATAAAGGAGTTATCAATCTCATTGATAAACACTCCTGGGGATACAAACTTAAAATTTTTAACTGACATTTTTTGCTTTCCTCTTTGTTCTGTGTGGTGCGCTTCACACGAATATTAATGCAATCATACATAAATAGTATTTTTAACGCCAAAAGGAACAAAAGGCTTTTCAGGAAATAAGAAAATAAATTGCCGTTTATCTCAGGAACTCTCGCCAAATATATTCTGAGTACCTGGATAAGCTATACTTTCCTGTGGAAACAGATACTCGACGACGTTTTCTTCTACTCTAACAATCGGGCGATCGTCATTATCGCCTTCGCCAATCAAGTATCCGAGGACCTTAATGGTTACATCTGTTTGAAACATCCTCATATCTTCTCCAAGATTGTTAACATTATTAGAATGATTAAATCCTTGCTCGATAAAGGCCTCATAAAGATGGCCATTTCTTTTCATAACAAAACCGTTTATTTGTCCTGTTCTGCCGATAAATGGAGTAACTAAGTCATTCATTTGCTGTTGATATTCTGTTTTAATTGTAATCTTATAGTCGATATTAATATATATTGGAATAGGGATCGATAAAGTTTTTATTACAATCTTTTTGTTGACTCTCGGACGAAACGGTCGCTCAAGAACGCCAGTGTTGTTGCGTGTATTTCCAACAACAGCAAAATTTCTTGTTTTATCTTCTTTTATTTTTCGCGCAATTATAAGGCGCCCTGGGCGGCCATCCTTATCCTTCGAATAATAATGTGCCTGAAATCCTCCCTTGCGCGTTGGATCTTTGGTTATTCCTGAGCGTTCAATGCCAATAAGAGGAAGCTTGAGGGCGCCCCCATCATCCCGGAGCGTCACGTCGTTTTTAATTTGAAAGGAACGTTCAGGAGCTTGCCACAAGATTGGAACGTCTATATAGCCCTCATTGGTTCTGGCTTTTAAATTTAAATCTTTCTTGAGCCATGATGTAATAGCATAATCTATGGTCTCTATGGTGGAAGAGAGCATACCTATTTCTTTAAGGGTGCCTTCCTTAAATTCAGGAGGCAACAACGCAAAATCAAAATTATCCGGCAGCATTGAATAGTCCCTTTCTCGCTCGTCTGCATCTGGCAGAAATCTCAAACCCGTGATCAACTTGACCAAACAGCTTTCTTTTTTCTGTTAATTTAACTATCTCATAATAATAACTACCATACAAAACAAAATCTCCTTCTCTAACATACATGTTTTGATCTTCTTGCAGGCGCCGCTCATGAAAGTGTATGTTAATCTCCCAAGCTTTGTCAATTGCTGCATTTTCCATATATTCCGTTGAGAAATCGGTGAACTCAACCAAAGCATATATTCTAATTGGCGGCAAGAAAGTCTTTTTAATCGCCTCGCCATAAAGATCATGAAAATTGGTGGTGGCCATATCTATGGAATAATATAGTATCTGCTGGCCAATGATTTTTTCAATTAATTCATCATTGACTTGCTTAACAAGATTGCGCTCTTTCTTACCAAGAAAAAGCGGCGGTGGCGGGGCTGCTGGTCTTTTCCACTCGTCAGACATTTATTGTTTACCCCACAAATATCGGCAGCGGTGCTCTCCGGAGAGTTTCCTCTGCAGCTGTTACCTTCTCTGAGTCTTGCTTCGCAAGAGCCGTATATTCCATTTCTTTAAGTATCTCAACTAGTTTTTCTCTGAGCGTTGTTTGCTCTTCCTTCGCTTGCGCCAGCAAATCGCTGTGATTTAGAGTGACGCTCTCACCCGGAATGGGGATGGTGGTGAATTTGCCTCTAATTTGTCCCAGCATTTCTTTACAGAGCGCTAGCGCATACTTTCGAATCCATTGTTTCCCGATAGAATTAATATTTTCATAGGGTATATTCCCAAATGGCAATGTGTTCATGTTGTTAACGCCATTTACTCCCGAGTTATAGTTATCATTTGCATCCCATGCGTCATCATCAACATAGAAGCGGAACCAAATTCTGGAGCCCTGATCCATTCCCCAGTCGGTGGGTGTGGGGTATAATTTTAAACGGTTGTTGATGATTTCATATGAATAATGCGAAGTTCTCGTATAAATCGAATCTTCATACATAATCGCCTGCATTTTGTTCTGCCATGTTGGAATAATCTCAAATGTTGAATCGTCTGCAAACTGTCCATACGTTGAATAGTTGCCGACAACACCTATACCTCCATAATAGCCGTAAAACCGCCACATGGCGCGCGGAGACTTATAAAACACTTGTGTGATGATTATTCTTTGCTTATTGTGTACTTTACCCTCAAAATCGATTGTGCTTCCCCCATCATCTTGACCGGTCGCAGAAGCATTTTGAACAATCTCTTGCAGATCGTAATCTTGTCGGTCGTTAACTACCTTAAAAGAGCCGGAATACTGGCGTACTGTGCCTCCCATACCAGTGGACGAGAGCAATCCATCGCCAATTTTCTTGGTATATTCAAATTGAAATCTAGGATATTTTAGTTCAACATGAGTGCCACCTAGTGTACCCGACAAGGAGCCAGAAGTCATGTTTCCATAATGATCAAACGTTCCAGTAGCATCACCAAGTGCGTCTGAAAGCATGTTTTTGCTTTGGTGCAAGTTGATAATATAAGAATATTCTAAAACAGCTTCTTCATAGGCTGCATATACGTTTGATGGCGTAAGCTCGATGTCTACAACGTCTCCACCAAGCTTTTTATAGACATATGCTACTTGGAGGCTAGCGCCGCTAATAAAGGCAGCAGAGCCCGTATACATGCCAAACGGTAGCGCGCTTGCAACTTTAGTTGCGCTTCCAGTTGAAGTTAATATGACTGCGCTTGTTCTTGCTTGAGGGCTGAGATTGGTGGGCATCTAATGGTTCTCCTGTTCTAATTAGTGCTTCCCCATACAAAACCCCCAGACAAGCTGGGGGTCTTTTTTGGCTATATTTTTATTTACTTGGTCGCTTTCTTTGTTTTTGCTTTTTTGGATGCTGTTGCGGTCTTTTTTGCATTCTTCGTGGCGGTTTCGGTAGCAACGGACGCCTTGACTTCTGCGACAACATCTTTTGTTGTTTTTTCTTCGGTGGTGTTTAGCATGGTCGCAACATTAGCAGCGCGAGCCTTGTTTTTCCACCAAAGTCTTTTACGAGGATTCATGGAGGGTCTCCTTCTTTTATATATAGTCGGAAATACAGACAAATACAAAAATCTCAAAAATTGTAAGCGGAAAAAATTAAGGGATCGCTATTTTTGAGTTTTGATCTCAAAAAGAAAAACCCCCTCCGAAGAGGGGGCAAAATATATAAAATATTTTAATGGTTATTGAATCTTACTGATCGGCAAAACTCACACCAGCATCTGTTGCGGAGTTCACGAAACCACTGATATACCATAATGTGCCATCGCACCAAACTTGAACATCAGTGCCACCGTCAGGTGTCAAGACGTTGCATCTGGATTCGGAGTTTCCATCCGGATGATAGATTGCGCCATCTTCGCCACCAATATCGTGTTGAAGAACGCCACCGATAAAATAATTTGTATCGGATCCGGTGTTAATTTGAAAATCCTGCGCATCTGCTGCGTTTCCGGCATAGACAAACTTGAAGTAAAGTGCATCTTCTGCGCCCGGCAATGTAAAGATTGTATCAGCAGCAAGGCCTGCAGCAGCAGATCCTACCAGAACTACGCGACCACTCTGGTCAGCCGTCAGCGTTGCCGTTGCAGTACCATCGACGTACCGAGCTTTCCGGATACTCATAAGGTTGTTGTTTTCGTTGATCAAACTTCGAATTCGAGCGTGACCTATTCTTTTTGTTCCCATAATTTAAAACCCTCCATTTATGTGTTTATAATTTAGGTGAGACAAAAGTTACCTTCTGCCTCACACATAAATAGCTCTTCACATAAAGAAAACCCCCACCTTTCTCAAGGCGAGGGCTTTCTGTGTCACGTTTAGCCGTGCTTTTTACCTAATATGTAACAAATGTTTATCTATTAGGATGTAGCTCCAGCCTCACCCAACAGGCCACGGATGACAACTAGGCCATACATATCCGGTCGGACCATCTTCTTGGCGTAACGAGTCATCACGCCCTTTCTGGGCACGAAGTCTTCGGGGCCGAAGATAGTGGGTGTGGTCTGTAGCGGCACATAAGGTGCATATACATATCCGCTTTCTAGGAAAGAGGAACCACGGCGGCCAACCAAGACGACATTACGTAGGAAGTAAGGATCCACGTATACATCGAACTTCTTGGTTAGGGAACCAACCTTAACAGCACCAATAGTACCAGTCTCGGAATCAGCGGTGACGGAAGCACGGAACCCAGCGGTGAACTCAAGGATGTTGGCAACTTCGGGTGAACACACCACAAAGTTAGCACCACCACGTAGAGTCTTACGATGGATTTGTGCAGACACGTCGTTAATGGTCTCGATAAGAGTCTCATACCATTCACTGACTGTACCGGTGAAGTCCGGAGCAGCTGAGCTAGCACCAATTTCGGCGCCAGTTGAGCGGTTCACGAAGAGACCGGGAGAGCGTGACCAGTAATAGGTCGCTGCCTGAGAGCCATTGACAAGATCCGCAAGAATCTCACGATCAATCTCAAGAGCGATTTGCTCAGAGAGAATGCTTGTCAACTCGACCTCTGCATCAAGGTTGTGGTAGGCATTAAGGTCTTGCCCTAATTCCGGAGTCCACTTAGCCTTGAGCTTCTTGGTAACTGCAGTGATAGCCACAGAATCGACCTTGATGTCGATCTCGGGGATATTCTTCTCTTTCTCAAGTCCCCATTCGGTTTGACCGACGACGGAACCAGCGGCTCCACCAGCAACGATGTCATCCGTCTGCGCCCACGAAACTAAGGTATTGGATGACGTGAGGGCTGTACTAACAGCCGTATAGAGACTTCCGGGTTCACCTTCGGAACTAGCACCATCTGTGCCAGTACCGACCCAGACAGTAATCAATTGCGCATTGGTATCCGAATTCGGATCGAGGTTACCACTAATACGCGTTAGACGGCGAACCAGACGAGCGCGTGCCGTATTCTCTCCATTTATAAGAACTCCATTCCCACCATTAGCGTGAGAACTGGAAACATTGAATGACTGAGGGCCCTGGAAGTTAAGTTGGTCAAGACCACTGCAGAGAATACCGACAATTGCAACCACTGTAGATCCAGACACGAAATCCGCATCATAATGAGCATCTTTCGTCAGAGAAGAGCCGGTGTTGTGTTGCCACGTACCCCAGCCATGGCCTCTGGCGGCTGCACCCAATGTGAGAGTGTTCCCGGCACCTGAACCGGTTGGTGAGGAATAACCGTTGTTTAGGTTATACGCTCCGCCGGCATCACCCATTTGCTGGGCAAGATCCACTCCACCTGTGATCGCAGAAGCAACTGCGTTTCCACCATAGAGCGAACTGGATAGATCGTATCCTAGACGAGAGACTGCCGTGGCAGAATCACCGGTTTCCTGGCTGACTGTGAAGTCAAGGAAGAAGATAAGTC